ATGCATATATATTAGCATATCTTTCCCCAGGGTTATTAATGGTTACAGAATCAATTCTTCCTAATGAATCCAATACAGGAGTTAATACTGCATCTGTAATAGAATAGCCATCTTGTGCCTCACCATTAATAGCGACACTAGGAACCGATGCATATCCGAACCCAGGTTTTGGTATTTCAACTGCAGTTACTTGACCTGTGGTATTTAATGTTATTGAGAGAGTAGCATTTTTATGTATTCTGGCTTCTACTGTAGGTAAGAATACAGAAGCAAATGCCTCTACGAGTAATGGAATATCCTCAATACCTATTGCACCAGGTTGTCTTTCTGGTATAGCTGATAATACTTTTCTTACGAGAGTATCACCTTCTGTAGTATCTTCTCCCAATATTGCCTTACTTAATTCAATAAGTAATAAAATTTCTCCAAAGAATATAAATCCAGCAGGGTGTACTAACCTATTAAATACATTTTCCCAAGTCGATAAGTTTTGACCTGTACGCACAAGGTATGAAAATCTTTGATATCTTAAACTATCGTGTATTTTAATATTATTGGATAAAAATCCTCTATTGTCTAAGTACAGGCCACCTTTAGGTAATGCGGCATTTAAATCCCAATTACCAGATGAAGGCACTAATGTTTTATCATAAGGATATTCTACTTCCACTTGGTCATTAAATAAAAGTCTAAAAAATATTTCTATAGAATCTGCTGAACCTCTTACTTTATAATAATCAACAATTGTTTTATATAGGTTTCTTTTATTAACTGTTATACTTCTAGGTATTGCGGCCGCAATTTCTTTCTGCATTAATTCTAAAAATAATGTTGAATTAGAATCAATGTCCATGGCCTGTTCTATATTATTTAAAATATGTGAAGGCCCAGGGCCTACCCAGTTTTTAACTGGTGTAACTATTTTGGCAGTTTGTGTATTAAAAGAAGAATTTGCCGTACCATTAGCATTAAAGAATTGTACCTGAAATGTTTTACCAACTTCTGAAGTAAGTGAAGCCAAAGTGCCAGGTAATTCATTACCATTTGAAATAGTAATAACATTAGGACTTGAAAGTGGTACTGTTGTAATATTACCAGACCCGTCCGTTACAGTAAGTGTAGAACTATTACCCTGTTCATCAGTAAAGAACCTATTATTTTCATTATTAGGATCTGATATTCTAAAAACTGCTTTATTGTCAAGAACAATATCTGAGCAGGTTTCATTTTCTTCGTATATAAATTCATCAAGATTTAAGAATGTATAATATGCTTCCAAAAGTTGTTTTATTCCGTCGGCTCCTTCCAATATTTCTGAAGGAATTAAACTTTTAAATCTTATATCTTCTTTACTTTTTCTTGTAGAAGATGCTGTAGACTCAATATATCCTGGAGATATAATATCGTTACTATAAAATTTTGAATCTTTGACTGTCATTGATTATCTCAACCTTGAAGGTGTTGTATATCCTATTGTTCCGGATGCCCCTGCCACTGAAATCTTGTCTATTTCAGGAGTAATTGTTACTCTTGTTGCATCAATTGCAATTAATTGGTCTCTTTTAGGTGCCAAGTCTAATGAATTAGGTATTACGGTTACTCGAATTGAGGAAGTTGTTTCTGGAGTAAAATTATTTAATGTAACATTACCATTTATCACATCTATCTCTCCAGCGTCATTAATGACTATAACATTTTCCCCATCAACAATTTTATACACTATCACTTTTCTTTTTGTAGAATCTGCTATTGGTATATCTCCAAAATAATGGTCAACGGCTGATATTTTAAATGCAGTTGAAGATAAAATAAATGCCGTAGAACTACCAGATTGGAAAATAGGTGATGTAAATTTTAATGAAAAGTTATTTGCACCTGCAGTAATAGAAGGTGATATATTCATAAACATAAATGGTCTTACATTAGAGTTTTGTATTGCAGGATCCGAGTTATCAATTAATTTTAATAATTGTGAATGCCTGAATACCCCATCAAATTTATTTAGGTTATTAAAATTATAATCTGATATGGTATCTCTGACTACCGAAGTTAATTCTACTGCTGTTCTATCTGTAAGGTTTGGATTATATTTAAAGAATACATCCAATTCCAAATATGTGTAATTAGGGTCTACAATTTCTGGAGCAATAGATACAACGTTTTTACCTTTTAATATAGTACCTGTAATTTCTGACTTTTCAGCAGCTGTAAGTGTTTCTGCAACCAAGGGTCTGATTGCAATATATGCTTTACCATAATCGGGTGGGTCATTATCTTCTCCACCCCAACATGATATGGAAGATATATTTGCAAATTCTCTTTGTATGATTGCTCTATAATCATCTGATGTAACAGCTCTATTCTGTGATGTAAATGTAAGTGGCGCGTTAAATCGGATTGATTCTTTGGTCTCTGCTTCTGCACCACCGGCCGCGGCTGCCACTGTTGTAAGTGCAATATCACTAAATCCGCCTATCGTATCGACCACAGTAAATATGTTTGCACCATTTGATTCTTCACCTTCCGTAAATATATAATCGACTGTTACAATATTGTTGTTATTTGGTTTTCTACCTGTAACACCATCGCCGAAATATATTTCATAATACCCACCTGAATTTTCTTGTAGATAATATACTGTGGAAGTTGAATCCACATTTAAGAGTGTTTCAAACTTTGTATAAATATCAAATGATGTTGATTCTTCGTTCTCTTGTAACCTAACTCTTAATGTACTTGTATCGGTATCAGAATCCGATAATTGAAATTTTTGATTTTCAATATCATTATCAACTCTGTATCTTAATGATTTATATGCGCCCTGTGCAATTACAACATTCGTAAATGTATACGTATCGCTTGTTATTACATCACTACTATTTGTAACTGTATCACGTTGAGCCGACTGTGTAGATAATACTACGTATTGGAATGTTTCTCCTGCAACAGTAGTTGATAATTTAGTCCCTCGAGGTAGTGATAAATTACTTGGTTTACTACCAACTTCTGAAAGAACATCAACTACAAGTGTAACCGTTGCCCTTGGAGCAAGAACGGATCTTGGAGTATAACCTAAAAGTTTTGCCCTTGTGACTACATTACCACGAATCTGTGCTGAGTCCAAGAATGCCTCATTAAGTGAAAAGTGAGCGGCCATGGCATTATAATGAGTGTTATATGCTAGAACATCAAGAAGGGTACTTAATCCCGACCCTTCAAAGTCATAACCTGAAAACTCAGTTTGTGTTTTTAGATAATTTTTTAGATTTTGCTTTATCTGATCAAAATCCAATTCTGTTACATTTAAATTCGTTGCCATAATTCTATCTTAACCTTCTTAATATTATTTGAACACTCTGATCGGTATCGAATTCTTTTATTAAAAAATTTACCGATATTAAATAAGAGTTGGAATCTGATTGGTCGATTATCTCAATATCAATCACCTCCACTCTAGGTTCATGTCTGGCCAGTGTATTTGCTATATTTTCTCTTAAACTAATTTCTGTTAGAACGTCTGCTGGTTCAAAGAGTAGTGCTCTAAGATTAGCGCCTATATTCTTATTAAAAGGCCTCTCAGAAAAATTAGTTATTAATAAATTCTTTACTGCATTTTTTATTGCAGCATCATCCTTTAAAGTAATAATATCCTTTCTAATTGGATGTAATGTTAATGCCAAATCCAAATCTGCCCAACGTTTTCTACGGGAAGTTACACTTGCCCTTGAAGTAGAACGAATAATTCTACTGCTATTACCAATTGGTATATCAGATAAATAATCTGGTGAGCCTGTAGTATTGATTGATTCGTTAATTGCCATATAAGTATTTATATCCTTTTACACATTCTTTTGTACATTTTCCCACCATTTCTTCAATACGGCCGTCCAATCCAGTATATTATCTCCCTCTGCATGCTCGTTCTTTAATGTGTTATATCTTTCTTGGTGAGTAGTATGCATTAGGTTAACATCATACCCGGGTGCACCCGTATAACCCGCAATGAGTCTCTCATATGTTCCTTTACTTCCTACATTCTTATACTTGCCTAGCTCTTCTAGAGTAGTACCGGCCGTCACTGCGCTATTGGCTCGATGGTTATAGACCCATATATATTTGATTGCATATCGATTGGACTTACTCTCCGGCCACGTGGCCCGTTCATGTGCCCATAGTAAACCCCTTGCCCAGCTGTTTGATCTTTTAAGGAGTTCTATGCTGAGTTCTTCGTAATCAATCTCTACCGCCACCTTCTCAACGGGTGCAGCAGGGGCATCCTCGGCCACTAACGATTCCGCGGGTTGAGTAACAAGCTTACCATCTATTTCCTCTACGTTAGGGATCTTCTCTGTGATTGCGCTTATATCAATGGTAGGCGGGAAAGAAGATAGACCCATAGAGCCCATTAAATCGGATAGACCAGGTACAGCAGAGGAGAACTTGGTGATAAGAGAGGATACCTTGCTTAGTAATCCAGCCGTGTCCAAACTATCCAGCTTAGAGAGCTCTCCTTGTATAGAGGGTATTACAGGCAGGGTGGGTATAAGACTCTCCATTGATGTCTTTAATTCTGTTAACTTCGCCGAGGCATCACTGAGCTTATCTTTACCTGCAGCGACCATAGTTTCGATTTCTGCCTGCTTAGCCTTAATGTCTGTGACAGTTTTGTTGGTTTCTATTTGTCCGGCCATTTTATTCCTTTACATTTGTATTAATATATGTTATAATATCCTATGGACTAGGGGCAGTAGGAGCTGCTGTATCGACTCCGCTGTCGCCATCAGCTGTCGTACCACCAGTCTGTGCGTGTGTATGTCCCTTACCTGATATAGTAGCTGAGACATGGTCGACCGTTGCGGTTGAGGTCCCTGTTATATCGACGTTATTAGCGATATCTAAGTTAGCAGCAGTAAACGTCTGTTGTCCTACAACTGTTATATCGTGCGCCCCATCGACAGTCTCTGTATAATCTCCTTCCGTACCTAATACAATATTCCCCTTAGAGGTTACTGTTAATAGTCCTTGGTTCATTTGTTGCAAGTCCTTTTCAGCGTATAGGGTAAGGTTGTTGTAGGCAGTTGCACTGAGGTTATTTTCAGTTTGTATAATATAATCATTACCCACTGTCTGGATTTTATCAATTGTGGTGGCGGTTATCTGGTTATTCAGGACCGTGAGATTATCGTTTATACCAATGTTCGTGGCTCTGTTTCTACTAATCTCTGTCTCATAATTACCGCCTACCTTCGATTGAATTGATCCCTTTATGTTCTGGGTGTAATCTTTCTCTACCTCTAGATGATAATTACCGTATACCATATGGCGAAGATCACCTGTCACCGTAAGGTTTAGGTCTCCCCGATTGTACATATTTTTATTTTTCAGTACTATTTCATAGTCATCGCCAATTATTTTTATATTTCGTGTACCGTCATTGTATATCTCTTCAAATGTACCGGATCGATGAAAACGATGAAGTCTTTCGGCTCCTGGGCTGTCATCAACCTCGTGTACATGACCGGATTCTGACTCTGATACCTTATTATAAGGATATGCCGGAACATGGTCGTTGCCTACCGGTAATTCGTCCCATGTTTTTTCTCCATAGTACTCTGTTTCTGTCTTATCGGGTGCCACTGTGGTAATTTTTGCCGGAGATGCCACCTTTGTCGATATACGAGTACCGCTTTTCTGAATATATACGTCTGCTTTTTTGTAATATTCACTGCGACCAGATTTATTTACATCAGAAATGCCGACATACTCGATTTTTGGGTAGTCTTCATCTTCGAACCCGTTTCTGTTGGCACCGGCCTTCGACGACATACTTGCAATAGAACCTATTATAAGAGGATCCTGCGCCGATGGGCCGTCTCTAAAGAAGCCCACCACCCATGATCCATTCATGAGACCATGTGGACCGGCTCCAATGCCGGATGTTCCGGCCTCTGTAACGGGCATCATGACAGTGGCCCATGGAAGGGCATCTGTCGGTACTATTCCTTTATCTTCTGTATGGTAACCAAAACAACGTACTCTCACTCGGTTCATTTCTAAAGGATCTTCTCTATCCTCTACTACTCCGGTGAACCATACGAACTCACCACCTATAAATTCGTCGTTACGCACCTGTAGGAACCTCTTCAATTATTGGTATAATATCATTTAAATCTGCCCCAAAAGAATCTGTTTTTATTCTTACGTCCATAATATACTCGTCTCCAAATTCGTGGGTGATACTTGTTACCAAATATTTACCTGTTAATACTCTATCGATCTGTATGGCAGCACCTTGCAAATTCGTCTTTAAGAATTTAACATGCATCACAGCTCCAGGTTGTAAACTAAAATCACCAGCAAGTTCAATGTCATGACTTAATATGGATTCGTTACCTAGATACCCATAACTCTTATTAATATTATCCTTTAATGTACTGGAGTAATTATCTTTATTACCACTATTTAATGATATAAAATAGTTTTTACCAGTGTCACAATTATTAAGAGGCCTTCCTCCAAATTGTTTAAAGTCCCTTTCAATAAAAGGTTTATGTTGATTTAATTTTTTCAAGGACTTATAATGCCATTTTGTAGTTTCATAATTTTTATTGTATATGTCTATTTTATGTGTTTGTGAGGCGAATGCTCCTTCACCTGCGGATATGTATTTTGACATATTTAAATCTGAAGATAGTTTTCTTATCTTTCTTTTTGCTTCTTTATAATATTGTTCTGATCCAACGGTTTCTTCAAAAAAGGCATCATGTATATATGGATCATCTACTGGATTGTGAGGGTCTGCCTCGATTAATTCTCCATACGATTTAAATTTTACTCCATCTCGTACGGTTTCGTAAAAGTAATATGGTGAACTACTTGCATCAAAGGAATTTTGGACTAACCATTTTATTGCGGCATATGGTCTTAATCTTGGATAAATACCTTTTATATTATTTGAATCAGTATTAATATTATCTGTCTTTTTAATTCCTAAATCACTAGAACATATTTTCTTAATTAAATTACCAGTAGTATTTTCAAATGCTCTTGAAATAGTTTTTGTATTATTCACCAACATATGTTCTGATAGACATTTAAATTCGTATGATGCAGCACCTGGTAGATTCCTTGAATAATTTTTTATATCAGCAATATAGGTATCAAATTCTATTTGTTCTCTGTTCTTTTCATCGCCTTCAACTCTACCAATTTTTATATGTATTCTTTCTTGGCCGTTTAATTTTAATTCTTCTATTAAATTGGATGCATCGAGAATAACCAAATCAGTTTGTACCGATCCTGTATAGATACTTTCTGTTACGGTAATCCTACTTACCATTCCTCTAATATCTAGTTTATTGTTTTCCTCTAAATTGGTATAGAGTATTATTTGTTTAACAATATAACCGGTAGGCGATGCCGGCGTTTCTCCACTTAAAAGTTTTGAAGTATTTTTAGCCATTAATTATTGCTCACTATTAAGAACAGTTTCAAACATATCAACAAACTTGGTTATATAATCTGGCACTATTACTCTAATTTGGGATCTTGAATCATTGGTTTCTTCCAAATATGCTCTATTACTAACAAATTTTAAATTACTGTCCTCCGTTGCTCCCGTTATCATTCTTGCATTATCTGCAACTCTTTTTTCTGGATCTGTCTCGTCGTACCAATAATGAGGCGCATCAATATATTTAAATACTTCCCAAGTTTCTACAGTATCTGAAGTTGTAAATCCAGTAACCGGTTCTGCTGGTACATTACCAATTCCTTTTGATCCAATAAATGCTCCACCTAAAATGTTTGAATCTGAAGCCCCTGTATGTGGATGAACCCCTGTAGTTCCAAGTGTTACATCTTTTACTATTAATTGATTTAAATCTGTTATCTTCTTTGAAAGTGTTCCTTTACAACCAGATATATTACCAGTAATTACTTCTCCAATATTAAATCTACCAGCTAATGAATTT